CTCGTGAAGCTCTATTAGAAACATCACTTTCTGCTTTACTATCAGAATTAGCTGCAATACCACCAAACACATCTCGTCTAAAATCTAATCCTGTAATTGCATTATTTTTATCACCTAATTTAATATCCCCAAAACCTGTTTTTCCAACCTTATGACAACCAATACTAAACCCATCATTTTCTGCACCAAATTCTGTTAAATCCATTATTTCATATGCATCATTAATAACGAGTTCTCCACCAATTAAACTTTTGTCTAATACAACATCACTATTGTTGTTTAATACAAACTTATTGGAAGGTGGTTTTGATGATGGATTATCAAAGTTTAAAACATCTTGTCCTATTATTTTTGGATAAATAACTGATTTATTTTCTCCTAATCCCTCGAATTCTGCTTTGTATCTTTCGTTGTCGATAGGTAATGTTGCTAATCTAATTTCTTTTTTATCATTAGATATTTGATGAACAAAATACTTGTAATCTAATTCTTTTAATTCAGACTTTGGATTATCTCGTTTAACAATACGACCATCAATTAAAACATCATATTCACCAGTATAAATCTTTTTATTACTATCAACTAAAATTGTTTGATTACTTCCAGCTATTTCTCTGAAAAAATTAAACTCTATGTCATAATCACCTGAAAAATATCCGTTTCTTCTTAATATTATTCCTGGATTAATTTCGAATTTACCTTCAACATTTACATATTGTTTTGGTTCGTCAATTCTTATTGAATCTAAAAAAGTTCCGCTTGAGTTAAAAACATTCATTTCTATATAATCTCTTGATGATAAACCAAATGTATTGTCAATTGTTTTTTTCTTTCCTAACGAAAGAATATTATAATCTGTGTCAGATACTCTTGTTTTTTGTTTTTTATCTATCCAATGTGCCATTATTATCTCGTGTTATATTTCATTGGTGTTCCCAATGGAATTAAATCTAATTCATCTTTTTCGACTAAAATTATTTCGTGTTCAGTATATGATGATAGTAAAGTTCCTATATAAGAATTAAAAATATTAAAATTTGGAAATTGTCTTCTAACATTGTTTTCTAAATAATAAACTTGTAGGTAATTTTCTATATTATCTTCTTCTGTATTCACATTACTATTGTTCCAGTCACTTGGAGCTATAATATCACCATTTACTAAGTCTATTGTATATCCGTCTGTTCTTTCTCTTGGAACTTTTCTTGAAGGTGTTAGAATTATAGGTGTTGTGATAGTTCCGTCTGAGTCTGCTTCTAAAAATAATTTTGGTTCTAATAAATTTTCTTGTGGTGCATTAGCTAATGGAAGTGTTGGTAGATTTCTGGGTATATCAATTAATTGAGAAATTTCTGTGTCTATTGCAATATCAAACCCTTGTCCTTTTGAAAAGAGTGAATATTCATTTGACTTTACAATTCTTTGGTCTGGTGTATCTAATCCTGCTCGTCTAAATGGTTCTTTTAATCTTACTTCATCATCAATGTTTTCAAAACTTAAAAGAACACCATTCCCATCAACCATATGTTGTCTTATTTCATTATCTTCTTGTTCTGATTTAGATTCTTCTAAGTAAGTAAGATATTCATTTCGTCTTGCTTCAATTCTATCTTGATACCATTGATATGTTTCTAATTCTTGTCGTGTGTAAGGCACTTTTTTACCTCGTTACTTTAAATATGTGGTCTTCATCTAAGATATGTTCTACTCTTGTATTCCCACTACCACTTACAACTTTGTAAAGAAAACGATAGTGTCTTTCTGGTTGAAATGCGTTTAAATCTAATCTGAAATAATTACCTGCTCCATCACAACTTAGATAAGAACCAGTTGAAAATGGTATAATTTCATCCTCACTCAAAGCATCTCTAACTGAATATTGACTTTGACTTGGAATAAATTTTACTGTTAGATTTTGTGAACTTGTTGAATAAGTTCTTGTTGGAAATCTTTCACGACCATATACTCTAAATTTAACTTTTGATTTTTCTTTATATTCCTCTCTTAAACCTTTCATATAAATAGTAACTTCATCTACATCATCTGCATCTAAAGTTGATAATGAACCGGTATTAAATATTGAATCATCATATTCTACTTCTAACTTTGGTGGATATATTGTGTGTGTATCTCTTGAGAAGAATGAGAAATTTCCAAGTCTATCTGTGCTTCCCTCATCTAATGAAGATGAAGTATTACCAATACTACCTGAACGCTTTACTATAAATCCTTCATTAGCTATTGAACTACTTAACCATTGTTTCATAATATCAGTAACATCCATTCTCATATCTATTGTTTCGTGATTGAATGACTGAGATGCTTCATATTGGTTAAACCAAGTTGCACCTGTATTGTTTGAACCACTTACCCATTGAGTTCCTGTTGTTTCTCCGTCACGATATCTCCAAGAACAACCTTCGGTAGTTGCGGGACTATCAAAAAATCTTCCATCACCTTGAACCCAAGATTGACTTACTGGATAAGCAAATAATGATTGACTTGTTGTTAATTCTGTTGACCTTGCGTCATATAAATTTAAATAGTATCTTGCGTTTTCAGGAATAGTTCCTGCTACAATTGATTCAGATATATTAGTTATATCAAACTTGATTAAAGTTCGTGATACATTTACTACTGAACCATCAGTATTCATATCTTTACGAACTTCTAATATTTCATCTAATCCAGTATTTCTACTTTGTGTAGCACTACCTTCATAAAGTGTTGCGTCTTTTTCTGCAAATGTAAAGAAATGCATTATTCATATCCTCCTGTATTAGTTCCCTCTACTGAACCAAATATATCTTTTAATGGATATTTTAGTTCAAAGATACTTGGGTCGAGTGAAGGATAAACTATGTTATTTTTTGTAGCTCCCTCTATATCATAAGCATTACCACTATATCCTTCTGATGTTTTGTATTTGTTTACTATACTCACATTAGTTACTGATGCTACTCCTTCAACTGTTGAAATTTCATATGCTAAATCACTCAACATAATTGGTTGATTTATTTGCCATCTATCAATGTCAAAGTATTCTACAATTTTATTTGAAGCATTTAATAAAACTTCGGTGTGAATATAATTTGGTTGTGTTAATATATTATAGTTTATACCAAAATTAATAACATATCCGTTTTTAATATTTACTGCGTCTGTTATTGTTCTAAATCTTGATAGGTAAATTTTTAAATTTTCTTTTACTGCATCATTTACAATCGAAAGGTGTTTATTAGAATTATATCCAAGAACATATAAATTTAATGCTAATGGATTTGGTATCCTATTTGATAATTCTGAAATTGGTTTTCCAATATCTGCTTCGGTAATTGTATATGAACTTTGTGGTGTTCCACTTAGTTGGTCATCTTGAACAATATGTGCTTTTGAAATATTACCATATTTATCTGGTAATGCATATGTTCTAACTATATAATCTTCCTTAGTAACAGCTCTACCTTGTGCTTGAAAATATGCTTTAATATTTTCTCTTAATTCTTCTGGTGTTTCTGAACCGAGTCCACCGGTTGAAGCTTCTGGGTTTGTAATGGCTACTGAACTTTTAACTAAATCTAATGTAGATGTTGTTAGAGAAGCTGAATCAATTTCATAAGATATTGCAGTAATATTTGTAATATCACCTGATGGAACATTGTCTTGTATACCACCACCATATGAATACTTTATAGTCAATGTTGTATTACCTGGTGCTTGTCCATATGTTTTTGTTTTTAAAAAATTAACTGGGTCAAATGTTTCTAATATTTTTGAAGGACTATCTGGTAAGTTAGAACCAACTGAATCTGGATTTGGTATTATTTCTTCATCAGGATTATCACTAACACCTGCTCCAAATCTTAATTCTGTTTTTCCGTCTGGTCTTCTATATGTTGTAAATCTTCTTGATACTCTTTTTAGTTTTAATAAGAAAGGAACATTACCTGAATTTGTTGAAAGTGTTGGGTCATTATCTGAAGTATTTTCGACTTCGTCAAATACAGTATCTTGTGCTAGTGACTCTACTTCACTCCAAGTATTATTATCTGAATCTGTTACACTTATTATTTCAACTATATTATCGTTTGATAATTTAATTTTTGAATACTTTTCAGCCGAACCGAAAGTAAAATCTTCTTCTGTAACAGCTCCACTTTCTGCTTTAACAACTTTCTTTAAAGCGTAAAATGTAGGTGTATCATCAGAAGTTCTTTCGTATATAACTTGTGTTCTTGGTGAACTTGTTGTATTATATTTAAAATTACAATCTTGTATTGTTCTAAATGTTGTCCCATTAGAAGACTCTATTCTTGCTCCGACTGGTATGTTTAATGCATAATCTAAATCTGGTTCTATATTTGAAGCTGTTCCTTTTGCTGGAACTAATTGGAACACTTCTAATTCTACTGATGAAGGTGCTGTTAGTCTTGGTTTGTATCCAAATGTTTGTGCCATTGAATAAAGAGTTCTTAATTCTTCGGAATATCCTAATAAAGATTCTTTAAATTGTGAATCAACATAATATGACATTACATCACCGACATATGCTGCCATTTCAATAAACATCATACCAGGTGATGATTCGTTAAAATCCTTATGTGTGTTTGGATAATATTGTTTTGCGAATTCCATCAGATTGTTTCTAATCTGTGAGAAATCTTTGTTTAAGTATCTTACTTCTTTGTTTACATTTGGCATTTATTTACTCCTAATATCCACCAGAACTTGTTCCAGTTGTTGACTCTGATGTAGCGTCAAAATTTAAAGTTATAGATTCAAATCTATTTGGTTCATAATTTAATGAAAAATCTAAATCAATTTTTGTTTGATTTGAATTTGTTTCATCTTGTATAATATCAACTTTAGCAATATTAATATATGGTAACCAAGTGGACATTGCTTCTCCTATTTCTTCTCTAATTCTTTCTGTTAAATCTTCTGTATATTGTTCAAATAATAATTCTCTTAAACGAGAACCAAAATCAGGTTGCATTACTCTTTCACCTTTTGCAGTCAATAGTAAATTTTTTATATTATATCCTGCTTGTTCTAATGTATTTTCTGTTGTTCCGAACAATCCAGCTCTATCTCTTGTGAAAGGCAGTTTTAAACCTATACGAACATCTGGGTTTAAATCGTTTTCTCTTGCACTTGCCATTAGTTACCTTTTTTCTTTTTATCAATAGCTTTTATTAAATCGGTGTAGTCTCTTGTTAGAGCGTTCT